ACTCAGTTTTTGGTCTGTCCATACCATCCTGAATTGGTTTAAAAAAGAAAGGATAATTAAGCGTTATAGGTACAACTTTATCTGTAAATAATGTTTTAGCATCTGCCCCTTTTTTTGATAAAATACCTATTCTAGAATCCTTAGATATTGTGCCTAAATTAGCACACTCTTCAGCACCCATAAACGAAAAACCAGATCGTCTATTTTTTAAGTAGCACATTCCAAAGCTTCTCTCGTCTGCTTTGCAAGCCTCCCAAAAAATGTAAAATATTCTATTAGACTCTCTAAAATCTGGCTTACCTACATCTATCTTAGTCCATTGTAGGTACATATAATGAGATCCAGTAATATATGTGGGTTTCCCGTTGTTTGTAAACCAGTGCCCATCCTCTCTTTTGTCAAACTCAGACTCAATATAATCTACCCACTTATCTTTAAATAAATTATCCCTTTTGTTCCAATCAAAAATTGTTCTTATCTTACTAAGTTCTTTTGGATACTGATGAGGAACCCACTTGTTTTCTCCCTTTTTTAATCTTAATGGAGTTTTAGGTAGTCCTATTTTCAATCCATTTATTTCATATACATCTCCTAACGTACCGTTTTTTGAAATAACAATAAGATCATATTTATCATGATAACCGTATGTCCAGGTTTTTGCTTTGTTTTTAGTGGTAATTGTAGATTTGGTTATGTCTAATTTTATTACTTTATATAAGTCTAAATTATCTTGATCTTCTTTCTGCAAATCCACCATAAGAATTATTTTTTTCTTTACTATCCGTTTCCTCCAACATAGACTTTTCTTCTTCTATTCTTTTTAGTATTTCAAAGGCATCAAAAATAGCAAGTTTTTTAGTAGCGGCTGCATTTTTCAACCTATCTGCTGCTAGCTCATCATCTGGATCAGGTTTAATTATATCCTCCTTAGCAACCTTAACTAATTGTTTTACCGCTAGCTCACCAGCCTTTATTATATCTTCTTTAATCTTTTTTATATTCATTGTCTAGTAATATACAAATATTTTTAGTAAACATTCTATATATTTTTTCTCCATCAACATAAAACTCGTATTCACTCTCAGGTTGAAATGAAACTATATCTCCTTTTTTTAGTCCCATATTTATCATTTCTTTATTAGGGTACTTGATCATTCCTACAAGATCATGCTCTAAGTTGTTGCTAAAATTATACTTATCTTTATTTTTTACAGGAGAAACAAAGCAATAAGGACTTGGAGCTTTCCATTCGCCTTTAGTTTTATATAGAAAGAACTGATCAAAGTCAATTAGAAATAAATTATCCATAAAAAAAGAAGGGCCACTTTTCTCCCTACCTTTCATGTCATAATACTTTCGAAAAACATTGTGATGAACAAGTAATGTGTCTCCCTTTTTTATTTCTCCATCATACGTGTAAGGAACCTCAATTACTTCTGCAAAACGATTCGTTGCTTTATGATCTTCTTGTGAGGAGCTTATAATAAAATTCCTACCTCCCATTTGTTTGGTATGACTATATCTTACACCACCAACTGGCCTTACTAAGAATTGAAATGGAGGCTTCATGATCCACAACCAATACAATCAAAATGAGAATCTGTTGGTTTTACCCCATTCAACTTCATCTCAAGATTGTGAATCATTTCTCTAACCTCCATATCTTTAATCATATCACCAGTAAGTTTGGATTTTAAAACATCTATTTCTTTTATAATTTCTGTTTTTTCCATACTAAAAATCAATATTATATTCAATAGATACTGGCATGTTTTTGTTAAATTGTTTCCAGAGAACTATTTCTCCAGGAGGTCTTTCAATCCATATCTTTACACCATCTTCATCATTTTTTATTAGGTGTATTCTGTGAGATCCACTTAATACTGATTGACCAACAATATAGTGCATTACACTGGACTTATAGTCTGCCCCTATAGAAACTTTTCGGATAATCATTTTAGTTGTCCCGTCATTAAATCAACTGTTTTTTCTCCATATTTTTTATCTAAACCTTCTCTAAATTTATGAAGCTCTGCGGTATGATTTTCTATGTCAAAAACTAGTGATTTACTTTTCGTCTGAAGTCTAGATAATGCTACATGTACATCACCTAAATCTAATCTTGATTCGTATAAATTTTTTTGAAGTGAGCGTAAACTTTCCAGCTCATCCTTTGTGATTTTATCTGCCATTTTATTTTATTTTAATTAAATTATTAGTCCTTAAAAGCTAATAAGAACTCTCGTATGCCCATTCCAAATGAAATACCTGCATATAAAACACTGCCTTGTAATAGCAATGCAAATCCGACTGCACCACCCAGTGCTGCTAAAAACAATGGTGATGTAACTACTTTTTTTATTTTTTCCATTTTATTTTATTTTATTGTTTAACCATTACAATGCCAGCTGTTGTTAAAGCACCTGCACCTGTAGTTTGGTAAAGCTGTCCAGTAACTAATCCTGCTGCACCTGCGGCTGCATCATCATTATGAGCTGGTAAAGTAATTACCGCTGATGAAGCGAGAGCTAAAATGTTTTGAACCGTAAAGTTTTTAGTAGCGTCTGCTGAACCAACATCGGTACCTAATAATAGATCAGTTAATGCTGGAGATGTAGATGCGTATGTGCTTATCTTTGCCATTGTAATTCTTTTTTACAAAGTTAATAAATTATAGGAATAATTTACCAAACTTCTTTAGTATTAATAAAAACAGGATAAGGAAACTACCTATCATTACCGCACTGCCGTACTTCTGCCACCAAGTAAGCTCCTGTATAACGACCTTTTCATACGGTATAATTTTCTCCGAAAAAACCGTGTCGCCATAACATGTGTATTCATGATGGATTGTTTCTCGAAGCGTGTCGTAGAAGTATTTGATTTTAATTCGCTCATTGTTAATTACTGTTACACTGTCATGATATTCTATAAATGTTGTAGTATCATGGGTGTACTCAGGAACAACTACGGTATCTATAACTATAATAGTATCCATTTCTAAAAGATTAGGGTGTTTTTTAATTAACCTATGTAGCCTTTTTTGTGGAGTACATCCTACTAAAACGGCTGCAAATATAAAAAATATTTTAAGAGCTAGGTAACGCAATTAAAGAATCTTTTGAACGTAAAAAAAGCAATCCAGTAGCTAACCAACCAGACATATCTGTTGTAGTAGCTTTTTCCATATATATCATAACTCCACAAAAAATAATTATTAGTAATCCTAATAAAGTAGTTACATAATTTGATATTAACCTATTCTTCATTTTTTATTTTAAGTGTTATCCCACCTAGCCTTACTTCCTCTTCGATCATAATGAGTAAATGTGTTATATCTTCCTAATCCACCTTGTTCTATAGCTCCTATTCTAATTAATCCTTCAATAATATCTGCTAATTCACCAGGGCTGTGACTGCTTACTGATAGGTCACTTGCGTTTCCATTTTTATGCTCAGATTTTGAAGCTCCACCTATTTTAGAATTATAACTAGGACACCTGTATGCTGAGTTTATTTTAATTGGTTCATTTAAGAAATCTCTAATTGTTTGTAGATTGTGAGCATGAACCTCTATATTATCTAGTATATCCTCTGGCATCTCACATCCGCAGTTGCAATCAAACTCAGATTTGCTAAAATTTTTAGTAATATCACCCATTATTTACCTAAAAAAAGACCCTCAATAAAAGTTCCTATTCCGACAAAAAAAGTACCAAGGGCTGTCCAAAATTTTGTCTCAAGTGATCTAATTCTTTTTTCTTGATCTTGAGTTTTGTCCTCTATAGATTCAAGTTTGGTTTGAATCTTAATTTGACCCTGTATTAATTTGTCTATTTTTTCTTCCATTATTCAACAGGGGCTGTCTCTGACCAGGCTGATGTACTCATAAGTTCAAGTGCCTGAGAATGTGTTAGGATTTGTGATGGTGTTACTACGCCATCTTTAATAAATGTAGGCTCTGAATTATACTTAATTACAAATAAAGTGTCATCTAAACTTCTTCTAATTGTTGAAACTGAACTTTCACCTATTTGACTAAAGTCAATGTTTTTTAAATCTGTTGCTATGCTGCAAATTGCGTAAGTTTTATCGTTCATTTTTTTATGTTGAAACTATCCAATATTCTACTCTTGTACCTCCACACCACTCAGCAAAAATAATATTTAATGCACTGGTGGTGTATGTCCCACTTCCTATCAATACCCATCCTGCTGGAACACTGGGAGCTGAACCATCGTTGTGATAAATTTTTTGTACTATTCCTAATTTTGCATCAGTTAAAGATACAGTAATATTACCAGTAGCAGGTGCAGATGACGTGTTGTATATTAATGGCTCATTAAAAGCTATTAGAGTACCTGTAGTCTGTGTAGAACCTTGAATTCCTGTCTTAAAATCTGCGTAGGTATATATAGTTCTAGCACTATTTGTTTGGGTGGATCCTCTTTCTACTAAATCAACTGTGGAAGTTATTCCCACAAACTGTTCATTACTTGGTATTGTTGGCATAATTTAATTGTTTTTACAAAGATAATAAAATTAAAATTAACTTGGTACATCTGTTTCTCTGTCACTTTCAGTCATGTTGAATGAAACAGCATTGTTATCACTATTTGGAGCATTTCCTACTCTACCCTCTATGGTCATATTTGCTGACGTTCCATCATTACCTCCTACTTGGTCAGGTATTGTCCAATTTGTACTAAATGTTGCTTCTTCACCCATTCTGTAATGTGCTACTGCACCACTAGGTAGGGTAGTTGGAGTACCTGAGTTGTATAGAGAAGTTACATCACTTGCAGATAACTCTGTGTTAAAAATAGCAGTTTCGTCAATAGAACCATTAGCAAAATAGGATGCACCACTTCCAATTCTTAAAGGTGCAGTATTGTTTTGCATAGCAACATAACTACCAGAATTATTGTTATTTGCATCGTCTCTAACTCCGTTTATATAGATTTTTATGCCACTACTTGAACCGCTTCCATCATAAGTTGCACAAACGTGTATCCAAGTTCCAATATAAGGAGTTAAAATTGTTGAACCTATACGACCTATTTTAACAGCACTATTATTTTGACTATATAAATTTAAAACTAATTGTCTGCCACTACTTGTACTAAAAATATACTCTTCCTTACTTGTATCATATTTTGACAGTATTCTAAACCTTACAACATTATCCATATTAAGCCAAGATGAAATACTAAAAGCAGAGTCACTTGAACCATCTCCAAAAGATAAATTATCTGCATCACCACAATCAATAAAATCATCCACGCCATCAAAATCGTAGGAATAGTTTGAAAACTTATCCTTATTACTGTTCTCTGGCATTAACCATTGAGGAGATTTGTAATTACTGTTTTCTCCCATTCTATACCAAGCAACAGGGTTTAGGGAGCTGATGTCGTTGGGTACTCCTGAATTATAAATCGAAGTTACATCTGAAGAACTTAACGTGTTTGTGAATATAGCAAATTCATCAACGTTACCATTTAAGTAAGTTCCACTTGGGTAGTGACCAATAATAAAATCACTTGTTGAACTAAAGAAAGAAGATGCAGCTCCACCAATATTTCCAGTTAATTCATTAGTATTGATAAATACCTTAACTCTATCTGTTGAAGTTGCTAGTGAACCATCATAAGTAATAACTAAATTAAACCATTGTCCCGTTGATAATGCACTTATTACAGCGTTTGAAGAAACCCTGAAAGCTAAATTTCCACTAATATAAATATCAATTCTACCTCCAGCAAGCCATATAAAAGCATATATTAATCTGTCAGAACCACTTCCATATTGATTGAAAAGACCCAGTATGCCAGTTGCATCTAATTTTAACCACATTGAAAAACTACCTGAATTTATACCATTTAAAGCAGTTATATTTCCTAAATTAAATGTGTCATCCACTCCATCAAAATTGAACGACTGTGTAGATGCAAAAGCTGGTGTTAAAACATTTAATACTGATCTATAATACTTACTCATGATATATTATTTAACTTGGTACATCTGTTTCTCTGTCAGCTTCAACCATATTAAATGATACAGCGTTTGAACTACTATTAGGTGCGTCACCTACTCTACCCTCAATTGTCATATTGCTACTTGTTCCATCGTTGCTTCCTATTTGATCAGGTATTGTCCAGTTGGTGCTAAATGTTGCTTCTTCTCCCATTCTGTAATGATTTGTTGCACCTGTTATTGTAGTTGGCACGCCTCCATTGTAGATTGATGAAATGTCTGAAGCACTTAAAGCACTGTTATATATAGAAACTTCATCAATTGCAAAATTACTAAAAGAACTATTTGCTCCAGCTTTTCTTCCTATTTCTAAATTATTACTACTACTTCCAACACTTGAAAGCCCTGAAGCAAAAGTTTCAGCAACTCCATTTATATAAATTATAGGATTTGAACCTGAAGAATAAGTAAAAGCAAAATGCACCCATTCATTTAAATTTACAGAATTTGTGGTTCTTGTAATATAAAAAGTGCTTCCAGTATAATAAAAAGCTTCTAATTTATGAGATGGTGAGGATTGATAAATACCCCATCCACTTTCTGACAGAGAACCTTTTTGAATTATTCTACCAAAATTTGTTCTTGATTTTATATTTATCCAACAAGAAACAGAAACATTTGAATATTCAGGAAATGAGCCAAAATCTATAAAATCATCTGTTCCATCTAGCTCATAGGAATAGTTTGAAAACTTGTTTTTATTACTATTCTCTGGCATTAGCCATTGTGGAGATTTGTAGTTGGCATTTTCCCCGCAACGATACCAAGCAACAGGGTTTAACGAGCTGATGTCGTTGGGGACTCCTGTGCCATAGATGGTAGCAGCATTTTGAACACTATTAAAAACTGATACTTCGTCAATATTACCGCTGTAATAAGGTACATAACCAGCACCTATATATAATTTTTCAGCAAAGTTTCTATAAGTAATACTTCCTCCATCATCATAAGTAAACCAAGCTGAAGAACTTCCATTTAAAAACCCTCTCCAACTATTATCTGAAGAAGTTCTAGTAATCAAAACGTGATGCCAAACACCATCTGTGTTTGAAATATCTACAGTACCTCTGTATGAAGCACCATCAGCTGAAACTTGTATTTTTCTTTGACCTGATTGAAAAATTTGTTGAACAAAAAAGAAAGCTGGAAAACCATCTGGAATATGATTACCCCAAGAAATAATTCCTTTATTATTATTATTTCCTTGAGATGAAAACCAAAATGAAACACTTAAATTAATATCACTATCTGAAGCAGCTAAAATTCCACCTGAAGCAGTACCATCTAAATTTGCTTCCATAAAATCATCAACTCCGTCAAAATTAAAGGACTGTGTAGATGCAAAAGCTGGTGTTAAAACATTTAATACTGATCTATAATACTTACTCATGATATATTAACTATTTTTTAGAACCTCTTATATATAGTCCACTTTCACCTTGAAACTTACTACTATCTGTCTCTACCTCATCTTTGTAATATGTATCACTTTCAGCAATGGTATTGACTGCCCTTTCTAGCTCTGTTTCATTAATAAAACTTACTAATATTGGTAAACCTGTTTCTAGTTCTGTTTTACCTTGTTCTCCAACATAACCAAACACTACCAAAGAATCAGCACCATCTCCATCTAGTTTTCCATAAAACCATCTATTAGGATTATTTTTTTCTATGTGATTGCTCATAATATTATTTTTTAAACTCCCCCACCATCTGTTATAGTGTTGCCTCTAGCTATTATGTTAGCTCTTGCTGTTGCAGCAGCACTACCATTTGTAAATGTGTTACTTCCCATTGACAGAGTAATTCCAGAGTTTGAGTTAGTAGCGTCAAATCTTACTAAAAAATTATCATATTGAGCTGTACTCATAGTTTGTTGAGAACTAAATGAAAAGTTTGTCATATTAGTAACTGAGCTAAAATCTGCATTTGTTGGAAAGTCTATTGAGGTAACTTCTGAAAGTCTAGTAAAGTCTTGAAAAGTTGTAACTCCTGAAAAATCATTTGTAGACGTTCCTGTACCAAAGTTTATAGAAGTAATATCGTCTGAGTCTCTAGTCCAGTTTCTAAAACTTGTAAGTGAACTTGTTATCCCCCAATTACTAGCGTCAATATCTCCTATACCTCTAGAAAGATAAAACATATTTTGAGCTCCAGTTGTAATAACAGAAGTAAACCTAAATCCAGATGTGTCAATAGTTCCATTAAATCTAGCTTGTTGAAACATACTTGTAAAGTTTTGAGAAGCACTAAATGTAGCAGTTCCAAAGTTTGGAGGATTTACCCCACCAGAAACACTTACTCCAACGTTTGCAAATGTGTTTCCTAACCCTGTGCCACCTCCAGCATCTACATTCTGCCAAAATGTCGAAGGTATTTGATTTAAATTTCCAAGTCTTGCACAATTACTAAAAGCTGATCCTATAGAGTTTGCTGTTGTTGCAGTACTATCTAAAGCAGAAAAACCAATAACGTTAGTTAAAAACCTATTGTCTTTTAATAATTCTCTAAAACTTATACAAGAACTAGTATCAATACCTGTTAAGTTTATTGTTGCAGTCTGATTTATATTACCTGTTGGATCGTTAACCCCTCTGAAAGCTCTAAATAAAGTGCTTGGATTTTTATTTGACCAACTTGTTAAATCAATAGTTGCAAAAGCACTACCTTTAGCTAAATAAAATGCAGTTTGCCAACTATGTGGAACAGTTGGTAGTGTCCAATTTGTAAAGTCGGTTCCTGTGGCTAATTTTGCCGCTTGAAACATATTTAATAAAGCAGATGTATTACTTGAATTACTTATATTTAAGTTTGGGGCTGTAAGTAAACAACCATTAGTTGTTAACTTTCCAATCTCTGAAAACAATCCATTAGTACCTGTTGAATTTGAAAAATCCCAACCAGTTACATTTAAGCTTTCAAGATTATCCATCCCTAAAAACGCGTTTCCATGAGTAGAAAAATTATCTGTATTTTGCCAATTACTTAAATCTAAATTTAAAATAGACTCACATTCTCTGAATGTTTCTGTAAAATGTTTAGCTCCACCAACACCTAAATTACTTATATTAGGATAATCTGTTGCCTCCCAAGTCATATTTTTGCACTTATAAAACATTCTGTAAAGACTTACAAATTCACATTCAGCAGTCCCCCAGTTTTTAAATTTAGTTATTTTAAGAGCATTGGCAGCGCCTCCTGATTGATTATTCATCAAAAACCTTCCATCTACTTTAATTTCATAAGTTCCAGCTGATGAGTAAGTGTGTGTTATATCGTGTATTTGTGCAGAGTCAGAAGAACCATCTCCCCAACTAACATTGTAATTAGTACCTCCAAAACCAGATCCAGCTCCAGTATCAATTTTAAAAGTTAAATCGCTAGCGTCAACAGTAACCTCAAAGACTAGTTTAGTTTCTCTGGATCCACCACCACCAGATGCAGCAGCACCATTCATCTGAGAAGATGAGGTAATCATATTTCCAATAGCTATGTACATACTACCAGAGAGCTACTATTTTTGTTGCAGCACTTGTTGTGTGTCCTGTAGCAAAAACCCTAACAACATTTACAGGCATATATGTCCCTGCTAAAGATCCCTCAAACTCAATAATATCTCCACCAGCTGTCATTACCCTGACATCTCCAGCGGCACCTATGTAAAGAACACATCCGTTGTTTGGTATTTCTGTAGATCTAAAAACTTTGTATGCCTGTCCTGAAGCAACAGCAGTAGTAACACCTAACTGTGTAGCACTATCAATAGATGTAACATGTGCAGCAATAGAACCTGAATAAACGATATCTCCTACTTTTACTCTTTTGTTAATAAAATCTCCTGCTGAGTCAATTAACTTTAAAGCAGAAGCACCATCAGTAGTGCTCTCTATTGATAAAGCACCTGGGTTTGGAATGTTCACTGTGTCACTAGCTATAACATCTATTGCCCTACTTACTTGTAATTTTTGATATGCCATTTTTTATTTTTTATCGTTTTCCCCAGGGGAATAACTCGTTTAATTTATCACGCCTCTCTTTACATCCACAGTCTTTTCCTAAAGCTCTAGCTCCTTTTTCTACAATAGCTTTTATTCCTGTAGCTGTAGTAAATTTTTCTATAGAGTCTCCAAGTCCTCTGCTTGGTTGTTTTCGCGTGTTTAGTGATTTGTCGTATTTCATAGGACAAAGATAATAATAAAATTTCTATCTTTGGAATAATGAAGATATATAAAAAAAAACGCACAAGAAAACCACCAGTAAAAGTATATGATAGGTACGAACCAGAATTTAATTTTTTAAAACATTGGAGGGTAGTTCGTTACTGGGCCAAGGCTAAATATGATCTTAAAACCGCTGATTTAGATATGTTATTATTTTTATACAGTGAAGGTTTGTTTACTAGATTACAGTGTCAACACTATGGAATGTTAATGAGTTGGGACAAGCAAAGATTTGATAAATTACTCAGAAACGGGTGGATCAAAAAGTGGAGACAAAAAACTTGGAAAGAGGCAGCACTGTATGAGGTGTCTTATAAAGGAAAAAAACTAGTAAACTCTATCTATAAAAAACTTAGGGGAGAAGAAAAAATATCCGAAGAGCCACGAAGAAATCCTATCTTTAACAATAGAACCTGTAACTCTACGGATAAAATATATCGTCATGCTATACGTAGATTTAATGCCGAGGTGACTTCCCAAAAATAAATAAACATACACATTTACCACTGTCATGATACTGCATTACCGCTGTGTACTTTTTTCTAACCTGGTATTCAATGTGAATGTTTGGGTGAAGTATATTTTCAATAGCGTAAGTAACTTCTTTGTAGTAATCAATATCAGACTTAACTACTTTTGGAAGAATATAATTTATATTAGTATTAGAGGAATCCTTTAATAAAATATATTGATCAAACTTTTCTTTCTTTTGACCTAAACCTTCAATATAACTTATTACCTTTTTATAGTTACCAGTCTCGCATACTTCCTCAGTTTCTTTGTATAAAACAGGAATTAAGTCACTAGTTTGAGATATTACTTGTAAAGAGTAGGATAAAATTATTAATAATGCTAGTTTTTTCATTGTGCGTTTTTTATGGTTAATATATTAACCTATACGCAGAAAACAAAAAAAGGTTACAAAAAAATAAAATTATACCATAGCTCCTCGAGCTCTTGCTTCTTTTCTAGCTTTTTCAGCTGCCATTTTAGTAGCCTTTTCTCCTCTAGCCATATTTCTAGCCATCTGATTTTGCTTTTGTTTATATTGAAATGCTTTTCTTTGATTCGCAGTAGTTGGGTCTGCACATCTATCGTCAGATATTCTAACCTTTCTCATAAAATTACCTTTACTATCCTTTACAGAGCTCATAGGACATTTTCCTTTTGCTGTTTGCATTTTTGTACCGTTTGCCATAACTTTTTATTTTTTGTTTTTTTTAAATGTTCCATTTGTAGCATAGTAAAGAGCAACCTGTTTTTTAGTAAAACATCTACCGCTTGGGCTAACGTATTTACCCTTACACTTGCCTCTACTAGACTTCTTAAATGGCACGTTATTTTCTAATAAGTTTACCTAAATGTGAGTGAACACTTTTTGGGTAATGCTTGTCTTCTTTCATTGAGTGATCTCCTGAGTATGCATGACCTGTCATTACCTTAGCCATTCCCTTGGACTCATCTCTTCTACTTTTCATTGATTGTTTCTTAGAACCTTTATGCTTCATTCCTAAAGACTCGTCTAATCTATCATTGTAACCTTGATGTTTCATAATTAATATGCTTTTATTGTTAAATATTTTTACAAATATACTAATATTTTCCTTGTCTACCCTTAGGCGATGACTTAGTTGATCCACCTTTTCCAGCCCATAGAGTTTTACAGGCCCAATATCTAGCCGTTAGCTTGTCATTCGCAGAGCTACACTTATGTCTAGCCCTAAAACTTTTACGTGCCGCTGACGAGTAGTTGTGTCCATATCCTTTTGCTCCAAAGTGTATAAGTTTTTCCTTACCACCTTGGCAAGCCTTTACCATTCTTTTCTTACCTGGACGATTAGAAGGTCTTGGTTTATTACACGGCATATTTGCTTTAGTAGACATATTAACTTCTTACCCTTGCTTTTGGAGTATTAGCTACTACTGTTTTACCTCTTGCTCCTGCTCGTTTCTTTTTTCTGGCTGTAGATGCTCGTTCAGACTTAGAAAGACTTCTAGCCTTCGCTAGTGGTAAACATCTATCTGGATTTTTTTTATTCTTAGACGTACCACATGGGCCAAGGATGGAACCGTCAGTTCCAATCCTAACCCATTTTTGTTCTCTCCATTTTTTTAATTCACCCACTAGTAGCTAGATTTAGTACTTTTTTCCATCCCGTATCCAGGGTTGTTTTTCATAGTACCTTTGTGCATTCTAGCATAATAATCGGCTTGTGCTTTTCCTACTGCATTGTAAGGAAATGTTTTCTTACCTTCTTTTGTTTTTACTGTTGGCATAATGTTATTTTTTTTTGTTTTTAGCTATAAATTTTGCTTTAGGATCAGCAGCTGTTATTGCTGGATTGTTATCAATCCCATGAATTACACTCTGCATACCTAAGTTTCCTTTACCGTTTTTCTTTCTAGGTCGGTTTCCTTTTTTTAATTTGCTCATCTAGTTTTTTTATTATTTGCTTTTCTAATAGCTTCTTTTCCTTTTTTAAAAATATTAACCACCGATGTTTTACCCATAACCTTTGCTCTTTGCTCTCCTACAGTTAGTATTTGTATTTTTCTTGCAAAAGGTTTTTTAATTTTTTTAACCTTAGCCACTGTTGCCCTGGCATCAGATGGTGTTGCAAATTTTATACGAACCGTGTCTTTAGGGTTTTCATCTGTATATAAACGCCTAGCAGACCCTTTTGGTTTCTTTCCAGTCCCTATTTTAGGATCTCTTTTTTTTCGCATTTAAACTTTTTAACATTCTATCAATTTTCGCAGCCTGTCCTTTATGCATGGCGGATGCTTTTTTAAGTTGACTAGATATTTCTCTTAATTTTTTAGAATCCATAATCGTTTATTTTTTTCCTTTAGCTCCTTTTGCGTAGTTAGGGTCTTTACAGTACTTGCTAGCAGCCATATTAGCGTAAGCCGATGGGTACGTATCGAATGTTCGTTTTGCCCATGCAATACCTGCTGGACAAATCTTATTCCCTTTTGTTCTACCTTTTTTAGCCATTAGATTGTTGTTTTCTTTGTTTCTTGTCTGCACGATTTTTTTTCATCCTGCACATGACAATTTTAATTTTTCCATTTACCTCCCTGTGACAGGCATCCATGTTATCACCGTTACCGTATGTACCCTTCTGTCTATTAAAGTTGTTAAGTCTTTGTCGGTACTTTACGTTTTTCTTGTTATACTCCCTTTGGTATGCTAGCCTTTTATCTCTAGCCTCTGGGTTATCTCTGTAATATTTTGCTGTACGCCCTAGTGCCACACTACAAAGATATGAATAAATTACATTTTTATTACTACCTCTCTCTCTAGTATTACACCATACACGTTATCCTCCAGCTTAACCTTGTGTCCAGCACGTGAGTCGTGGTATATAATATCACCATCCTTCACACAGTCTACATCCGTACCTGCACTTACTACCCTACTCTTTCTATACCTTAGCTTACTTACATCATCTCCCGTTAGAATTAATCCACTACCTGTAGTTATTTCTTCGTTGAGGTTTTCGATTATTATATACTTACCTACCGCTTTCATAGTCTCTCACATTTGTTATTATCGCATTAGTTGACATTATGGTTGTCGCTACAGATACGGCATTCTCCAAAGCGTTTTTAGTCACCTTCATTGGATCTATGATTCCCATCTTAATCATGTTCCCATATCTCTCCTCTTTTACATCATATCCTACTCCAGGGTCTAAATTAGGCTCAATATCTTTAGCATCTAGTCCTGCATTGGTTAAAATCTGTCGGAACGGGGCCTTTATAGCATCGGCTAGTATGGCGTTAGCAACTCGCTCACTCTCACTACTACCTCGCTCGGCGAGGTCTGATGCAATTTCCAGTAGGGCAATACCACCACCAGGTAGGATTCCTTCCTCAATAGCGGCTCGTGTAGCACATACGGCATCATCAACCCTGTCTCTTTTCTCTTTCTGCTCAATATCTGACTTAGCACCAACGTGTATTACACCCACACCGCCAGACATAATGGCGATTCTTTCCTTTATGAACTCTTTTTGATCCTCTATCTCATTGTCCTGGTACTCCTCCCATAACTCATTTACCCTGTTCTCTACGTGTATGTTTTGCTCATCGTTCTTTACTAGCACCGTTCCAGACTGTGATATGATTGCTTTCTTAGCCTTTCCAAGATCAGACAGCTGTATTACCTCTAAATTGTCACCAGTCTCTTCAGAAAAATAAGTAGCCCCTGTGGCTACGGCAATATCTTCCATTAACTCGTGTGACTTCCAGCCAAACTGCGGTGGTATAATACTACACCCTTTTATTACACCTTTAGCTACGTTTACGTTAAGTGAATTAAGTGCCTGTGGTGTTAGTGTACCAATAATTAATAATGGCCTGTTAGCACTGATTACTGACTTTAGTACATTCTCTGGAATATTGGTAAGGTGGTTTATCTCTTGGTCTGTTACCAGCACGTAAGGGTTGTGTAGCACACACTCTGACTTTTTATGATCCGTCACAAAGTACTTACTACTGTATCCTCTGTCTATTTTCATTCCGTTGGTAATCTCAGAGTATGTATATGCACCACGAGCATTTTCAACAGTAACTACTCCATCATCCCCAACCTCACGGTATGCATTAGCTATAATCTCACCTAACTCCTTGTCATTGTTAGATGATATAGTTGCTACATCCAGCAAACGCTTGCCATTTACTTTCTTAGATTTTTTACTAAGCTCTTTTACTACATAATTACAACTGGCCTGTATAGCACGTGTAATCTCCGTAACGTTCATGTGTGGTTTAATTCTTTTCTGGGCCTCTAAAACAATCGCCTGTGTTATGACAATAGCCGTAGTTGTTCCATCACCAGCGGATATAGCCGTCTTATCAGCGGCTTCTTTCATCATAGTTACGGCAAGGTTTTGAGTAGGGTGTAGTAGGTTGATACTCCTAGCTACCGTAACCCCATCCTTAGTTACCGTAATTCCTTTGGTATGATTCTCTGATTCTATTAGGACTGTTTGACCCCTAGCCCCTAGGGTGCTCTTTACAGCATCTGCTAATGTATTAATACCATCTATTAGATCCTGCCTTGCTTGCTTGTCAAGACTTACTTCTTTTACTATCATTAAATTAGATTTTAGTTATACCAACAAATATATATATTTATTTTAAAAAATCATTAGCACATAGCATACATTAGCAATAAAATATCATTCCACATAATCCAAAAAAAACACACCCTATTACTCTATACTATTTAATCTCTTTATATTATTTTTTTTCCCTATACGTAGAGAATTATTTGTCATAAGTGGAATGTAAATATATAATTAACTGATTTACAATAAGTTACAATATGTTACTTAAAGTTTTACAACTGGAATATAAGTGGAATCAATGTGGAATATTACTAATTATGTGTCATGATTTAGCTTATTTATCCGTTTTTAAACGTTTATAAATACTTATCACTTACATATAAAAACCAAAATAGGGAGAACAACAGACCAGCTGCTACCCTCCCTATACTATGGAACACACAAACTTTTTTAGCCCATGAAGCGTCTTCTAGCCTCTGCTATTTCATCAGCTTCAACCTTCATCATTATCTTTTCCATCCTCTTCTTTGATTTTTTCATATTACATATTTTAGTAATTCCCATCTCTAGAGGCGGTGCGTTATTGATCAATCTACCATTCTTTACAGTATAATCTTGATCGTAAAATGGATTCTGTTTATGTTTCATAATTTCTTTATTTATACAAAGATAGTAATTAATTTCTATAAAGACCGTACCCCTAACCAGTATTGGGCTCTAACCAAAACTGCTCGTCTCTCCTGGCAGGGTACAGCCTAAGCTAATCCCTACCTATATAGGTAGATCTAACATATATCAAAGATACAAAATGTAGGGCATAAAAATATGTCACACATATAGGGGTGTTGGGTTATATACTAATATACGTGCGCACACGCGTATAGAAAACTACTCTGTAATCGATAGGGGGGGTGTTGTTTTTGTAAGTTCCGGTCAATTTTTTTGCCTTTTTTTGTGGGACTTAGTGTACAATCTACAATATGCTTAGTGTATTCTATACAATAAACTTAGTGTACTACATACAAAATGCTTAGTGTATAAGTTACACGAACCTTAGTGTAATAATTACAACAACCTTAGTGTTTAAACTACACTAACTTACTTGTTTTAGGGTTGCCTAAAAATATATTTAGTTAAGACTAAAAACTTTATTAGATACACCTAACAAAGGAATAATCCCCCTCCCTGTTCTCCAGAGGAAAAGACGTTTGATATACTGAATATATAGAATAACGTTGTAACTAACTGACAATCAACGACTTAAACACAAAGTGAATTGTGTAATTAATTGTCAATTGCTGTTTGTCGAAAAATAAATACAATTCGTCTAAAATGAACCACCAGATATGCACCCCTGATCCCGTTCGTCTAAAAAATAAAACCTTGTATTTGTATACATAGTTATATTAGCAACGTCAAACAAAAAAACATAACAAAATGAAAAACACACAATTAATAAAAACATTACTAGAAACAACAGAAGTAAAATTTACCATAAAAGGTATGAGAGATTACGGTAAAAATGATGATGGAAAGATAGTACTTAAAGATATTTTATTTAAAAATATCGTTAGAGATAAATCAGATTTAACAAGTAGAAAGGATGTGAAAACTGAAACGTTTTGTTTAGCTATTGGAAGATGTTTACAAGATTCAAATTATTTGAGACAGCAAATGAATGTAGATAGTTTTGGTAAAACTTACATAAATCTTTATGATTTTGGGTTACTCGGGAATATAATAACTGAAAAAATAAAATACGAAGACATAACTATAATTGAAATATTAAGTAAGATATAATTGAAACCTTTATTTGATTACCCCGTTTAACCAAACAACCAACCAAAAAAATATAAATTATGAAATTGATGAAACATTTTTACATCGGAGAAAAGATAGATGTTGTAAGACATACAGATAATTCAGATATACACAAGAAATTAACAGTAAAAATGTCTGGGCACGATTCAATAGAATTTAACGAATTGAAAGGAGTTTATAAAATTTATAGAGCCAGGTTCAATGACAATGTTTATTTTCACAAAGGAAACATAATTTATAATTATAGTAGATTATACCATAGATAATTATGAATGAAATAAATCAACA